TCTAACCGGTCTATTATTATGAACAAAATAAAAGTAATAAAAGTATTAAAGTATAAAGATTGCCCTGTGTATATCCGGGCTCTTGACGAAAGGTATGAATTTTTGGTAATATATAAGAATAAACTGTACTCACAGTATTTTGTTATTAAACCAAGTTGGTTTAGAAGAGGATATACAAAAGGACAGCTTGAAAAGATTGTCAAACTGGTATACATCGCAGCCTGTAAAACAATAGACGAGCTAAAGAAATAAAATTAAATAATTAGATAATTTAGAACTCCAGAACAGACAAGTTTCCGGAGTTCTTGTTTTATATGTCAATAACACCAAAACTAATACCCATAGTTCCAGACCGAATTGGAGGCCCAGGAGTAGAAGAACCTCAAGACGTGGAGGAGATTTATCCTATGCTTAGTTTAACAGCCAAAGAGTTTTCTATATTAGAAAGAAAAGAAGCTGGAGAGGATTTTATTATCATCGCCAGAATAAATATCAAAGAGAAAGACGAAAACGATGATGGAGAAGTGAGATGTCGATTAGAGTTCAAGGCAATTGCTGCTATGGAAGATGCCTTATCTCCAGAGGATCAGAAAACAGTTGATGAAAAGGTCAGGGAGGGTAAGATAAATATTTACTAATATGTCTGACGAAACCCAAGAAGAAGAAAAAACAACAGAGGACGTTCCTAAGAATAAATGTCTTTTGAGTTCAGATGAAAGAAAGGTATTGCAACGTCAGGTTGACAAAGAGTTTAAATTGAGTTGGGAACATACTCAATCAAAAAGAATTGAAGCACTAAGACGATTGAAACTTTACAATAATCAAAAGAGAGATCCAGCAAAGGTGGGAGATCCTTTGCTTTTTGCTATTATGCAAACTGTCTTGGCTACTCTTTATGAGGATAAGCTAACAGCTATTTTTCAAGGAAGGGAAGAAGGAGACGACGAGACTGCTGACAACCTAACAGTTGCTGCCGAACACGACCACGCCTTGATGGAAAAAGATGAGTTGGATTATGACTGGGATTGGGATGCCTGCTTCTTCGGAGAAGGATATACTTTACTAAATGAATTTAATAGAAAGCCTGAAATGATGTGTCCTGTGGCAGAAGTTATAGATCCAATGACATTGATAAGAGATCCCCGAGGAAGTTCAGTAAACGGAAACCAAAAGGGTTATGGAGGATGGCGTTTCTGGGGCCGAGAGATTGGATTGTCTAAAGGAGATATGGAAAGACATCCTTCCTATTTCAATTTACAATATCTTAAAAAGGATAAAGATACTAAGAACCTAACCCAAGAAGCTAGACAGGCCAGAAGAGAAGCCCAGGGATTACAGCAATCAGATCTAAAAGAAGAAGCACTAACCGAGAACTACGAATACTCTTTACTAGAATGGTTCACTACTATTAAAGGAGAAAGATATATAACGACCTGGGGGAACAATAGAAAGCTATTGGTTCGTTATCAAAAAATAGATGGCGAGAAATGGCCATTGATTGAAAGAAAGCTATTTCCACTACCTCACGAAAGCAGCGCAGTAAGTATTCCTGATTTGATTGAGGACAAGCAACGAGCCAGATCCGTAATGATCAACTTAGGAATGGAGAGTGGAATTGCAGATTTGTATCCAATGTATTTATATGACAAGAAGAAGATCAAGAATCCTTCAGACTTAGACTTTGACTTCAATAAGTTTGTAGGAATCAATGGCCCGGTTGATGGTGCCATGACTCCAGTGCAGAAGTCAGTATTCCACCAGCAAGTAAATTTGATACTTGATATTTTAGATACTGCTGCCCAGAAAGCTGTGGCAACTCCAGAGATCGGACAGGGAGTACAACCAAAGGAAAACAGAACACTAGGAGAATCAGAATTGATTATGGGTGGAAGCAGTGTAAGGCATTCTCTTGGAGCAAGAATATTCGGATGGTCAGACAAGCGCTTCTGGAGACAATGGTATTGGTTATACAAAAAGAATTTCAAGGAAGAGATTGACGAAAAGATAATTAGAATACAAGGGCCTCTCGCTCCAGCCTGGAGAACACTAACAAAAGAAAACCTTATTACCGACATTGATCCTGATGTCTATATTGAGAGCGCCAGCATTGTAGCAGCAAAGAGGCAAGAGGAGTTCCAAAGATTCTCGGTCTTTTCACAGATTACCATGCAGGATCCTCTAACCAATCGCAGGTTTGTATTTAGGAAGATGGGAAAGATACTTGGAATGCAGAAATCAACAATGACTTTAATGTTTCCTCCTACGATTGACGAAATGAGATCCGAAGATGAGAACCAGAAGATTGGAGACAACAAACTTCCAAAGGTAAATCCCTTAGATGATGACATCGTTCATATTGAAATCCATAATAAAGCGGCAGATACCGGAGCAAAGATAGCCCACATAGAAGCTCATAAACAAATGATGATGTATAAGAAAGAACATCCTGATCAGTTTCCTGAAGCCGAGCCAGTACCAGAGTTCAAGCCTATTGCCGGAACCGAAGGAACGCAACAACCTGCTCAACAACGCCCAGCATCAAAAGAAAAAGTAACAGAAGAAACTAAATGAATATGGCAAAACCCATTGATGAACAACAAAAGAGAAATGAGATCATATCAGCCCTGGAACAGCTAAAGAACAATATAGGCTGGAAAGTGATCGTTAAGGCACTAGAGAGCGATGTAAAGGCAGCTGAGGCCAGACTACACGGTGAGGTTAAGCTGGGAGAAGATGAAACTATTAAAACATGGCAGGATGTCAGAAGAGATAGAATTCAAATGATTAATTTACCAGATACCTTAATTGAAGAGAATAAGGAAAAGGAGGGATTCGATCCTCGACTTGACCCATATGAATGAGGAACATAGGTAAAAGGTGGCTCAGATAATATAGAAAATATACAACCCCTTTGTGGAGGTTGTAATAGCAAGAAAAATACAGAAACAATTATTTTTAAAATCCGATCCGGTGTTTTGTTAGGCACCGAGTAATTCCATCGCACAAAAAAGTTTCGCCAACTTATAATGAGCGATGTGTAAAGTAGTATGGCAGATCCAAATTTGGATGCCGACAAGTTTGTCGAGGTAGATGGGATCAAGTATAAAGAGGATCCCGAAAAAGAAGGGGAAGGATTGACAGGAGATGATGGTGAGCTCATTCCTTTCGAAGAGAAACCTGAGGAAACTCAGGAGGAAAAAGAAGCGAGAGAAAAGAAAGATGAGAAAGAAGAAGAAGGCGATCCTCCAACAAGAAAGAGCGCTAAAGATTGGATTATAGAAAGGAAGGAAAAAAAGATAGAAGAGCTCAAAAAGAAAGACGAGGGAGGTGAGCATGAAGTTACAGATGCAGGACAGAAAGCCATCAATAAGGCAATAGAGGAGAAGATTGCCCCTGTTCTTAAAAACGTCAAAAGCACTGCTGATGAGCAAGAGTTGAAAGACGTATTTGCGAAATATCCAGATTCTAAGAATATGGATAAACAGATCCGTAAGTACATGGACAATGATGCTTATAAGAATGTTTCTGTTGAGTTTATTTATTTGGGATTGGCCGCAAAGAAAATAGACCTTCAGAAAAAAAGAGAGAAAGCAGATGAAGATGCGAAAGCAGACGGAACCGGTGGACACGGGACGAGAGATAAGAAATTGAGTAAGATTCCCGATGTCGCAAATATGGAAGATAAAGACTTTGATGATTTAGTAAACAAAGTCAAAACAGGCCAAGCGTAGATTAATAATTAAGTCCTAACAACACATTTATATGGCAAATACAACAACAACGATCATACCCCAAGCCATAAATTATTTTTATGACCGGGCTATGTTAAGAAAAGCCGTGCCCTTTTTCGTTCATTTAAAGTGGGCGCAAGTGAGAGATATTCCTAAAGGAGCTGGAACCAGCATTAAGTTTCGAAGATACTCTTTGCTAACTGCTGCAACTACTCCATTAACTGAGGGTATCACTCCTTCCGGAAGCCAGTTAGCTTATACTGATGTTACTGCTACTGTCGAACAATACGGTAAGAAAATAATTGCCGTATTAAAATCTTCTTTGAATTTTGATTTCGCACTTTGAAATTAAATAACTGGGAACTCTTGACGGTATTGCCCTGCGGTGATACAATTATAGTATAATAAGTTACAATTATATTATGAGCAAAAGTCAAGACAATCAGAGGGAAGCGATTCTTCTCTCATATTTAGCAGGAATTATAGATGGCGAGGGAACAATACGAATTGGAGGAACCAAGCCACCTGTTAAACATCCAAACTGGAATGTAAGATATTATGCTTCTATCGGATTAGGAATGACCGATAAAGCAATTATAGAATTATTTGTTAAAAAGTTTGGAGCTAAATTGAGAAAAGAATGCGTTCCTAATAGGAAAATAGTTTATAGATGGGGAACTTGCGGAAATAAAGTAGTTCCTGAAATTATTAAAAGATTATTACCTTACCTGATAGTTAAAAAGAAACAAGCAGAATTGGTAATAAAATTCTGTGAGGAAAGAAAAACTACAGGATTTAGAAGGAATAAAAAACTTCCTATTAGCGAACTACAACGGCGTGAGGAGCTTTACTGGAAAGTAAAGAAGCTCAATGCTGTTGGAGCACCTGCAACGACCAAGCAAGAAGACACCCGAGAGGGTGAAGCGATGGTCTGAACTTACAGGTGACTGTAAGAAGCAAACAGTAAAAGTTTGCGATAACATAATTGGATTATGTAACCTTAACCGATCTATTAGTATTTACTACTTTAGATCCTGTCTTGACAGAAACAGCAGAAGTTCTTGGAATTCAGTATCAGCAAACTATCGAGCAAGTATGTAGAGACGTCATGGCCGTTGGAACAACCGTTCAATACGCTTCAACTGCTATCTCGACAGAAACCGTAACCGCTGCTATGAAAATAAACAAAGCAGAAGTTATGGAAGCAGTAAGGACACTAAAGACTAATCTAGCAAGAAAGATTACTTCTCAGATTGACTTCTCTACTGGTTTTAATTCTAGTCCTATCGCTACTGCCTACATTGGTATCTGTAGTCCAAGCACCACTTATGACTTAAAGAACATTCCTGGATTCGTCAGAGTGGAAGAATACGGACAAAAGAAAGCAATGGAAGGTGAAGTAGGAGCTTTAGATGAGGTTCGATTCGTTGAAACTACTGAAGCTAAGGTAGAAACTGGACTTGGAGCCGCTGGGATTGATGTCCACAACACTCTTATTCTTGGAGCTGACGCTTATGGAATCAGTAGGATTTCAGGTGAAGCCCTAAAGAATATCATCAAACCATTAGGTTCTGCTGGTGCAGCCGATCCATTAAATCAAAGACAAACTTCAGGATGGAAAGCAACCTTCGTTGCTAAAATTTTGAATGAGGCTTGGATGCTCAGACTAGAACACGCCGTGAGCTAATAACTAATTTATAAGGGGTGGTGGCAAACTGCCACCCCCCTTGTGTCAAATCTTATGAACTTAAACGCAACAAAAACTGCTGATTTGCGAAAGATGGCAAAGAAGCAGAAAATAGAAGGATACGAAGATTTAGAAAGAAAAGAACTCCTTGTAGCCCTCAAGCCAGAGAAGCCTGGGGAAAATCCAAAGAAGATAGAGAAGCCTAAGAAGGAGGAAGCCCCTAAAGCCCCTGAGGAAGAGCCAGAGGAACCAGAACTAGGAGATGGTATCACCGAAGGTCACTTCCCAGCAGGGAGTAAGGCTGAAATAATGAGGGTTCATCTTGCTAAACAACCTAAGATAAGGATTCTTATTCCTGTCGAGGGTAAAGAAAAGCCGGGGATGACTGTGCCTGTGACAATAAATGGTTATAGACTAAATATTGCCAAAGGAGTTTATGTAGAGGTTCCAGAACAAGTAGCCGATATGATTATGAAATCTCAAAAGCAAACAGTCGAAGCTCTAAACAATCCTCTCAATCTTTCGAATCCCCGACATCCAAGAAAGCAAAGTGGGGAAGGCGTAGGAAGTTTAGATGCGTAAGTCGAATTATTAACAAATTAACATTTTAAATTTATGGCTATAACGTCAACTCAAAGTCAACACCAGGTTAGAAACTATGCAGTTGGAAGGCATATTAATTCTACTGCAGAGGCAGCCTTTACTATTGAGTGTGGATTTAAACCAAGATACGTTCGTGTAGTAAATTTAACTGATAGGATTGAAGGAGAATGGTATGAAGGCATGACTGATGACTATATGGTTAAAACCATTGCGAATGGTACTAAAAGCCATGAAACCTCAAATGGTATCACAGTGTCAGTTTCTGGATTTACAATGGCTGCAGACAGTTCAGTAAATGGAAATAACAAGCAAATGAGTTGGATTGCGATAGGATAGTTTAAAGGTCAACGAATTACTAATATTAACCCATAAAATTATGGCAATAACATCAACACAATCTCAAGATCACGTTAGAAACGTTGCAATTGGTAGATATCATGATGATGGAACCGTAGCTGAATTTGACATCGAATGTGGTTTCAAACCTCGTTATGTTAAAA